ATGTTTAGAAAACTGCGTAGCAGGTCAAGTTCGTTTGAAAACTTATAATACTTTACGGGCAATCCATCTTTATTTTCCCAATCACCCAGACCAAGAACAACATATTGTCCATGCATTTTCATTGTGATAGCGTTAACACGCTCAATGGCCTGCATTGGTTCTGGAAATCCTTGTTCACACTCCACCTCAATATCAATATTACAAATATTGACTTTAGAAATATCATATGCAATATCTTGCGGATAAGTGTCAGAAATAAATGGATACACAAACTGAGTATGTCCGTATATTTTTACATCTTCGATTTCACTATATTTTTTTAGAAAATCTCTTGCTTCTTTAATACTGCCTTGTTTCAAAGGCCAAACTTTTTCGCCATACAGAGTCTTATGTTTTGTTGGTGTATTTTTCCTAGAAGAATTAATAAAAAGAGTAGGCGAGTAGTCTAGTTTGACCTCTCGCCTCTTTCCATCATCGATTTCTCTTAATAGTATTTTGTTGCCAACACATTGCACATTAGTATAAAAACGCATCAAAACCTCAATATAATTTCAACTAGAATATCATATTATTTGTGATTTGTCAAGTTATAATTTGACAAATGAATGATTTCCAGAGGGTTCTTGTGGTTTTGCCTTCTTAATAGTATTAACACTAGTAGAAGAAGGCAGGACCAAACCACTACCAAATACTTTGCTATATTCGTTTAATAATTCATTTACTGGAGTTAGAACAAAAAGAACTAAATCTTTTTTAATTTCTATTCCATCTTTTGCGTTTGTGTACGGTAAAAATGGGGCCAATCCAATCCTAGCAGTTGCAGATGTTGGATCGGCATATGAAGTTGCGATTTGACACACATCTTTGATTTTATAATGTGTATCAGTTTCTTCAACAATACCCATCAATTCTTCACCAGATATAAGTCTGACAACTTTTGTATCTGTTAAAGACATTAGCTTTCCTCTTGTGGATCTGTTGGTGTTGCGGTTGCAGTGGGTTGTGGCTGATTAGCAAAATGCGAAACTAAACTTTTTAGTTTGCCTTCAGAGTCTGATAGTTGAGTCAACCATTTATCCATCGTTCCAACAAAATCACTATGTTCTGCAACACCAGAAGAATTAGAAAAGAATACATTTAGATTTGCGATTGCTTCATCTCTTTCAAATTCGTATTTTCTAATCAATGCCCTCATGAAGGGACTTTGTACATAATTAAATTGCATTTACTTTCGCTCCTTTTGCTATCCATTTCTTTTCTTCTTTGATATGTTGTTTTATATCTGATTGGAGTTTTCTTGCAGTTGGAGTATCACCCAACCATTTAATTATTCTCCTTTCAAGATATTTCCATTCCATATCAATTACTTTTCTCATAATATCACCAGCATTTTGATTCATCATGATATCTTTATTATTTAAGATTTGTTCCATAAGTTTATCATTTGGAAGTGCCGGTTGAAATTCAACATCACCAAATCTTGGTGATTTTTTTCTTATTCTATAGAGTGGTTCATTCATTATTTAACAATCCACTCTTTCTCTTCTTGAATTTCTTGCCTGCGAGATTTGACGCATTTGGAAATCTCCATTAACGCTTTTCTTGCTCTAATTCCGGCAGATTTGTTTCCTGTTGAAAATTTTTCATTTTCTAACTTGTATTGTTCTACAAGTGCAATAATTTGTTCATGTGTATCCATTTTTATCACCTTTTTCAAAGTGGGGGTTTCCCCCCACCTTTTATTTATTCAGCCAAAAACTTTTTGTTTTTTGACTTTTTTACAGTACCAATTTCAATAGTCCTTGGTTTTTTGTGTTCCGGAACTACTAACTCCATACTGATAGTTAAAATTCCATTCACGATTTCAGCACCTGTTACTACGAGGTCAGCAGCGAGTGTAAACTTTCTTTCAAAGTTACGTCCACCAATACCTTTATGTAGATATTCCACATCTGCGATATCAGTTTTTGTACCAGTGACCGTCAAAGTATTTTCTTTCACTTCGACAGAAAGTTCATCTTCAGAGAAACCAGAAACCGCCAATTCAATTGTATATGTTTCTTCGTCACCTTTAATAATATTATAAGGTGGATAATTATCACCTTTGAAAGCGACCGAATTATCTAATTCTCTGAGTAAATGATCGAAGCCGATGCTACTGCGTAGAAAAGGATCGAAGTGCTGTGTTGTAAACCTAACCATTTTATTTCCTCCTATATTTAGCAAGGTTAATTATGAGTCCCATAAGGCGACCCGCATATTATTTAGTATACTTTTTTGCGTCATACTAAAAAATATTTAAATATCTTCACTTTTTCTATTTTCTGACATATAAACATCAAATTTACCGCCAGGATATCTAGACTCTAACTTTTGAACATTTTGCGCAATGACTTCGTTTGGATCCACATCAATGGCCCTACATGCATTTATCCAATACCAAATCACATCGCCCAATTCGGATTTTAAATGTGCCTTTGTTTGATCTGTAAATGGTTTGCCTTGAAACAACAATTTCTTTACAATTTCCGCAAACTCACCAGATTCACTTGACATTCCAATAGTACTTGTCATTAGTAATGACATATTGATATCAAACACATCTAAATGTTTTTGTGTTTCTTCGAGATTATCAATAAACAACTTTGTACTATTACTTTGCAGGCTTGTGACGCCCTCTACAAAGTTTTTATAAGAATTTAAATCAATTTGTTTCGACATCTTGTTCCTCTCGTAAATCATAAATAATATTTTCTATACTATTTTCTTGAATGGCGCACATTTGTTCCCAACTTGGCTCCCAATCTTCTGGCTCTTCTTCGCCCATTTCGTCTTCATCCCAATAAAAACTCAATCCTTCATTACTATATTCATCCGATTCAATCATATAATTATCATAAACTTCGCCTTCGTAAAAAACCGAAGAACCAAAAAAGTTTGGCATCTCATCCTCATATGTTGCGGCAAAAATAACTTTAGGGTCAATTTTCTCGGCCTCTTCCGCAATCTTTACATAAAAATATTCTGGATAATCCCATGCGGAACAACAAGAGATAGATTCAACGTCAATATCTTGAACATTACACCATTTTGCGCCGATATTATCTATGTACCAAGATCTTGTTGAAGTTTCTTCTTCATTAACATCAGACCAAAACATTTCATGTACTGGTTTATATAATTCAAAATCAACAACTTCATCTTCTGGAATCACAAGGCCATCTAACTTTTCTTTAAACCATTTCTTTACTTCATCATTTCCTTCATAAATCCAAAAATTTGAATAAACATTATTTGCCATTTTTATCTCCACTTTGGGTTAGGGTAAAATATTGTATCGCCTTCGCTATCGTCGAATAAGTACCAACAAGAATTATCTTTGCCGGTATGTTTACTATTTTCTATCCATTTAACTCTACCTATACTAACAACTTTTTTCAGTTTTGTCAAGTAGGGAACTGCTTGTTTTGTATGAATCCAGTCTGCATCAAACAAAAACCATGTTGGTGCTTGTTTGGAGAAGTGTATAATCATTGGATGTAATAACCACCTAGACCAAGGTGGATTTGTTATTATAAAATCTGTTTTAAAAGGAACTACCACATCAAACGCATCTTTCTTGCCAACCCAATCGCATTGTGGGTTGATATCTGTATGTCCAACAGAAATGCCGGGCGACAGAGACTGTAAATAATTTACTAGTCTACCATCACCGGCACATGGTTCATAAAATTTGAAATGTTCTTTTGGTAAAAACGGAATTAATGGCTTAACTGCATCCATTGGTGTTGGATAGAAATCATTTTTTCTATGTTCAAATTCACTTCTTTTTCCCATAATATAATACTCATTTTATTTTTTACGTCCAATGTTGTACTTGGGCACTAATTCCCATTCATCCTTTTCTCTGTGAGATAAAACTTTTATCTGAGATAGTGGAGCGGCATCAAAATTATCCGCCCTACTAATTTTTATCAATCCCCATTCTTCGAGTAAATTTACAATTGCGTTTCTTCTTGATCTATCGTTATCCGAAAAATCAGAATTTTTTCCATCAAGTTTAAAAAGTTCTTTAAAATGCACAATATAATACTTACCCTGTTTATGTAAAATGTGGCAAGATTGATAAAGTTTACGATCTTTTCTTGAAGCAACACCAATCCGTGTCAAGGTTTCTTTAATTTTAAGAAAATCTTCTTGATCCTTGAGTTCAACTTCTGTTAAAGTATCAAGTATACTCATAACATTCTCCTATCCGCCTTTATTCAATTTGCTTTTTATATATTCAATTTGTTCATCATTTAGTATTTTAAGAGCTTCTTCTGCCCTCTCATTATTGTAGCCATAATATTCTTTTACATAATCTAGATCACTATGGATACTTTTTTTCGCCCAAGGTGAAAATCTTTTTCTTGGACGTATACTATTTAGTAAATAATCAAACTGAAGTTTATTATCTATAAGCGGATATTGGTTTACTTCATTTGCAAACAAAATCGTATCTTGGTGATACGAGAAGTTGCGATTTATCATAAATGCTTTATAATTCTTCTCCCACATTTCATCTTCTGTGTCCAGCAATCTCTTTTTAGTACTAGAGATTGCTGGCACATAATCTTTAAACAAATCATAACTCATTTCCAATCACACTCCACCATCAATTCGGTGAGACATGCAACCAGATTTATTTCTTGATCTGCAACAAACGCTGATTTGTATTGATAGTCAGCAATTGTAACGACAGCCTGGGGAATAGAAGCGTGATTGAGGTGCTCATACAAACCATCGTAAATAGTTCTAAAAATAATAGTTGGGTCATTATCTACATTCTCCACTACCCATTTTCTCATTTCAGTAAACTTGCGAGACTTTAATAACTCTGCAAGGTCTTTCATTTTTAAGTCGCCAAGATTTACAAGCAATCCTTCATCAATTCTTCCACTTGCAGAATATCTTTGCAACTCATTTAACACTCTCCTCCAATCGGGAAAATGTTTTTGGATTAATTGTGCAATAACTATTTTGTTAAAGTCCACACCCTCATCCACTAAGATATTACACACTCTTTTAAAGAAAGATGCCATTATCTTATCTTTTTCAGAATTTGAAATCTTAAACTCAATTGTAGAACATCTACTGTGTAAAGGTTCGATTATGCGATTTTTAAAATTACACGTTAGAATAAACCTACAATTACCAGCAAACTCCTCTATAAACCCACGTAGCGCAGGCTGTGTTGACTGTGGATTAAGGTAATCAGCCTCATCAAGTATGACCACCTTACCATCACTTGAGAAACTAACAGTGGAGGCATAATGTCTAATTTTAGTTCTGAGAGTGTCTATGTTTCCATCCTCGGAACCGTTAATTAACATGTGGTCAAGACCCATTTCATTACACAGAGCCTTTGCAACCGTTGTTTTACCAACACCGGCAGAACCTGACAATAACAAATTGGGCAATTCTTTGTTTTCTACAAACTCTTTAAATGTAGATTTAAGATCATTTGGTAGGATACATTCATCTATAGTTTTAGGGCGATATTTTTCAACCCACAAAAATTCACTCATTACCTACCTCTCAATCTTCGTATTTCGAATCTTGTTCGAGAGTCACCCAATATTGAATTGCCTTTATATGATGTCGGAATGTTGAAATTTTATTCCTCGAAACAGAAACATTATAATCACCTTCGATTAGTTTCATATTCTCAGCTCGGAAATACATTTGAAAGTTTGCATTACTTTCACCAACTGGTTCTTTTGCAATATCAGTTGTATCTGATTTTTTATCTAGAGCAACAAAATTAATTATACCA